TCTGTATCATCAAAGGAATCCCCAGGGATATCTTTTTGAGCTTTATCATACTCAACATCTCTCATTCTTGATTTATGATCAGTATCATCATCACCATCTGAATCACGTTTGGCTTTTTCATATTCCAAATCTTTCATTCGTGTTCCATGAGCATGCTCTAAATCTAAAGTACGACCTTTATGATTAGCCTCGAGATCATTAAGTTTTTTACCATGACCATCTTTAAGTGCGGCTTCCATTTGCTTGATTTCCATTTCAAGTTGTTTAAGGGATAGTTCCCCTTCTCTACTTGCTTTTTCAGTCTCCGCTTTTTGTTGTGCCACCTCATCTACATCAGGGAAGTGATGTCCATGTAAAACATGGGATATTTCAGTATCAGAGTGTCCGAGTTCTCTCATCATCTCTTCTAATTCTTCTAATGGAACTTCTTCCTCTGAGGGATCAGATTCTTCCATAGCGGAAGAATTTTCATCTACTTCTTCTGGGTCTTGTGGTGGTTCTTCTGAATCTTCTTCACCCTCTTGTCCACCTAAAATATCTTCTAAATGGCCATGTTCATCATCGGTCATTTCCTCATCAATAGGTTCTTCACCTTCTTGTTCAGAATCCGAAACATCCTCTTGTAATTCGCCACCTTCTTGTTCAGGATTGACTTGACCTTCTTCAGGTTGACCTTCTTCATCTTCTTCCATAGACATAAATGCATCATCTGCCATAGCTTTTTTAAGTCTCTTCCATTTAGATTTTAAATCTTCATCATTTTGACCATCTTGATTAGATGCTTGAGCTTGAGCTTCTTCTCCACTTTGTTCTTTATCTAATTCTTCGGTTCCGAAATCAAATTCCTGTTTTCCATCTGCTTCGATATCAACTCTAGTTCTTTCTTTCTTTTTTACATCATCTTCATGAGGTATGAGTCTATGTCCGCTATTTTCTAAGCTTTGAACACTACCGTGTGTTTCATTTATTTGCTTTAGAGTTAAGGGGGAAGTTGTAATTCTAGTTCCACCTGCATGGATGTGATATTTATCTTCAGATTTTTTCATTTCATTTAACTCTTTCTTTTGTTTCTTAGCTTCAACCTTATCATCGGAATGAGATTTGGATTCCAAAACATTTACAAGATTCTCATGCTCATTTTTGAATTCTTTACTATCCATACATACTTTATCTTTCATATTTTATCCTTAAAAGAAATCCATTTGATAACGGCGTTGATAATAACCTTTAATAGCTTCTTTTTGTTTTTCTATAATACCCTCTAAGTCCTTTATACGATTAACTAAAAACTGAGGTCCAGCTGTCCCAACCGATTGAGATACGCCGTCCATCGATACACCAACTGATGTGTGTGGAAAAATTAATGGACCCATAAAAGTTAATATTTTATGAGCAGCCATGTTCTCTATTAATTCAACAACTGCTGTAGGTACTTTATCTATTTCAAAACCTGACGTATATTTAACTCTCATTCCACCTGGAAATGTATCTAATCCTTGAGCAAACAATGCATAGAATTGTGATCCTGAGAAAGCAGACATTAAAAAACCTGATAAGCTTGTTCCAAATGCAGGAACTAATTGTAGAACGCCTTCTTGTGGTTGTAGATGTACATATTCTAATGGGAACTGTACAAAACCTTCACTTCCATCACTGTTATCAAAAGATAACTCTATTTGCTCTACAGCTATAACATTTGGATGGTTTAATTTAAGATAATTATAACTCCATGTAAACTCATGTCTTCTATAATCATGCTTTTCTTCAAATGTAACTGGGGTTATATATAAATCTAATTCATGTTCAATTTCAGAAATAGCAGCATCAATATAATGTTTAAGTGCTTCATCACTTATAGTCTCACCAGTAAGGGCAGACTTTAATGGTATTCCAAATAATGCACGTGTTTTTAATTCATCAGGTGTGGGTAAATGTGAATATCTATTAAATGTATTTGTTACATCTTCCCCGTCTTTAGACCATACTGGGAAAATACCCTGACGTGGTGATTTTGATAATGGCATTATTTATCCCCCTTTTTACTAATACCCTGAAGTGCTGTAAATCTTTCATTCATTTCAGGTGTTAATCTACTTTTAAGATTTTGTATACTTTTTTTTCTTTTTTCTGATTTAAGATAATCTTGATTTTTTTCAGAAAACACTGCAGCTGGATCTTTAACAGTACTAGATGTATAACCACCCTCGTCCTGTGATCCACCAACCATTTGTGCTGCACCTTGACTGGTTAAGTTATCAGTATCTCCAGATGCAGACTCAGAGAATTCACCTGAAGTAGAAAGTCCGCCACTTGATTTTCCAGCATCCTGTATATTCAAATGCCCTTCCAATAAATGTTGAGCTCTTGTTTCATCTGCTTCTTTAAATGCCTTACCAGAATCAGCAGCATTAATTGTATTCTCTCTATGCTCTGGGTTCTCTTCGTGCCAATCTTTCTTAAATGCAGAAATAGCCTTATGTCTTTCTCTACCTTTTTTATCGGCCATATCATCTGATGCTAGGAATTCATCATAAGCAGTTTTGAAATCCTTATGAGCACCTTCATGAGATGATAGTGTTTTAGCAGCAGCATATTTAATTGGATTTTTTCTAGCGTCAGCTGTCTCACCAATTTTACGTTCAGCATTTTTAAGCCATTCTTTCGATAAGCCTTTCATCTCTGCTAACATCTTTTCAGATGGTTGAGATGGTTTTGTTTTACTTTTAAGGGCATCATTAAAGTTAGTCGGCGAGTCATGAGCACCAACAAACCTTTCAGCCTCACGATGGGACCAACCATCATTCATATGTTCATCCATACCAGCTTGATGTTCTTCTTCATAGCTATCTTTTGGAGACCATCCACGATAACCTGATGCTGATACATTCTTATTTGGTTGAACTTTTTCGTTAGAATTAATATCTGAGCCATCGGATTTTTCTTCGTTTTGTTCTATCCACTTGCTGGCATCATCGTCTTCTAGATCTTCTTCGCCATAGCTGTCTTCATCTTCTGAGTTATCATCAAATAAATCTGAAATTCCAGATTCATCGGAATTATAATCTTCATCGTAATCAGGGTCTTCTTCTGATTCATAATCTTCGTAGTCAATAGCTTTATGAAGTCTATTTTCAATAACATTAAATATTTCAGGATTATTTATTAGGAATGATTCATTCTTTTTAATTATTTTAGATATTGACTTTAATAATTGTTCAGTGTTCATTATTTATTACCCCTTATTGCTGCCAATTTAGCTTTCATTTCACTAAGAGTTGGTGCTTTTTCAGGTAGTTTTTCTTCAGATGCTTCTTCTTCTTTTAACTCTGCTTGTTGGGTTGCATTTGGTTTATTATGAGTAAAGGCTTGACCGTCTAAGTCTAATCCATCTACTTCATTATGAACCGCATTTGATTTTTCTGACCCTCTTGCTGAGTGTTCTTCTGGATCCCGAGATTCGATTGAATCGAAATACGAGTCTATTCCACCACCATCAGCATGATATTTATCTACATTATCTAAATATGAGGTATGTTCATCAGCACCATGTGATTTTGGTGGTAATTTATAATCAGACATAATTGGATGTGAGTCAAATGGGTGATCTACCGCTGAACCATCTTCGCCTAATTTTATATCATCATCTATATGGATATGTTTACCATTTACTTTTATTTCTTCTAATGGGTAAGCCTTATTGTGACCATGTGCTTTAACTTCTCCCATATGAGATGAATGAGGTGCACCTTGAAGATAACTATAATCAATATTAGGTCCTTGTCTTCCCCAACCTTTAGTATTGGTTGTGAATTTACCTTGCTCTTCACCCTGTCTGTTGGTTGTTTTATCAAACTTAGTTCTTTCCCAAGGTTTAGTATCTACTGATTCGATTTTAAGTTTACCATCTGAATGATCTTCTTTACCATCTCTGGTTAATTTCTCCCCCATATGCATCATTTTATGTATTTTACCCATATGAATATTAGCTAATTGTTGATTACCTGCACCTAAAGCTGCTTTGTAGTGTGATGCGTGATGGGATAGGGCATCGTGAAACATATCCCCTTCAGTATCTTTGTCCATATTTGTACCAAAGTGTAATACTGCAGCATTTGGACTCTTTTTTGAATAAGATGCTGCCATCTTTTCTAATGACTCAATTACATGTTCTACTAAGTAATCATCTCTTATATACTTAATAAGGACCTGGAGGTTTTGGTTGTCTAATGACTTCTTTAACAACAGTTCCTTGAAGCTATTTAACTTCATAGTTACTCCTTATTAAAGCTCTAACAGCTCTGCTCTAGTTATTGCTATGCTGGTTCTAATGTAATCACATTGACATACAACATAATGCATGCCAGCACCAATTAACTTAACAGCTGGGGTTGTCGCTACTGTAGGTATAGATATCCCCGCTTCATCACTGAAAGCAACGTATGTATCGGCTGTGATTTCTATTCTTATGATATTACCTTCGCCAACCTTAGTTCCAGCAAAAACATCAGCAACATCTAGTACCTTACTAGCTACACTTAATGATACTAAAGCTTGACCTATGTCTACTATATTTTTAGTAAGTTGTTTACGAAGTTTATTCTTTTGAGTCATGGTTCTATCTCCATATAATTGTTTATATAGAGATATTATACCACACTAACCGATTAGCGGATCCAATCGGTTAGGTTTTTGGGGTGTCCATTCTTAATGATTTACGCTTACTTTTAGACATTAAATTTATCTTACTTCTTGTTTCATGCCCACAAGATTTACATTTATACTTCTGAAACTTACTTGCAGATGTATAATAAAAGCCATTCTTACTAAATGATGTACTTCCACACTTACAATGAACATCTTCAGAATCATGATATACATTGAAGTTAAATGTGTTATCCCAAGGAATAAGTACTCTATAGAGCTCTTCTAGGGATAGAACATCATATCTATTATAATCTTCCATTTCCTGCCATGCTTCTAAGTTACCAGCCATACATTCTTTCCAAAGCTCAAAGCCCGGAAACTTACCATGACTTAGCTTTTTATATTTAACACATAACTTATCTGTCATAAATGCCAGCTTATTGCTAGTAAAGGCAAAGTGTTTCTTGGCTATACGTAGTGTATCTATATGTTTATATGAGCTTGGTGGTTGCATTCCGCTAAGTACAAACCTGGCATTTAATTTCTTTTGATCAAATTTTCTACCATTTTGTGTTATAACCATATCAGCTTCATCCAATAATGACCATATCTCTTTAAGTAGTGATTTATCGTCTTCAATATTTTTCTTATTACGTTGGTCCATATACATAACTTCTGCCTCTGGAGCATCTAACCATTTAGCAGACCAAGACATAATATGCCAATCTGACTGTATCATGCTAAGTCCAACATTTTGATCCCACAATCCCCAAACTGATGCCAATATAGGAGCTGTTTCTATATCGTAAACCAATACTTTCGGCTTGCTTATTTTACTCTTAGGTGGAGCAAATCTTTTGTATTTTTTAATACTAGTTTTCTTATTCTTAGCCATTACTTACCTTCCTTAGTTAATTCTTTATTTATATATCTTTGAATATACCAAACTGCTTTTTCTAAATCTACCTTAGCGCTTCCTTTATGTTTATGCCTTGCTATATATTTTACCGCATTTGCTAATCTAAAATCTAAATCCCAATCCTCAATTGCATCGATCGGCTGTATTTTACCCGCATTATAGTGCTTAGGATAATCTATGACATCTTTGCTATCTTTCTTTGATAGACAAGTGTTACATATACCACTTATTAATGTAATAGCTTGATCACCACATTCATCACAGGTTTGATTGCCATCTTTGTTCATGGTTACTTGATTCATGCTTTCTCTCCATTTCCCTCTACAGGGGTTACATCTATCCATTCTATTCCAGGTCTGTTCCCCACAATCTCTGCATTTTATTTTTCCGTTCATCTTTATTCCCATTACCATATGCATATATAGGGGATTGTACTACATAAACACTATCCATTAGTTTGTTCTCTCGTTTCATTTGGGCCATTTCAAAGGTCTGTATTATAGATGTTAAGTACAATGTTAAGGCATCTTCACCTGAAACAATACCTGTCTCAGGTGTTGAAAAGAAGTCTTGACCAATCTCTATATCTTCATCTATCATAGTTATATCATATGTCATTTGAGCCACGGTATTGGATAGTAGATCACATCTAAAATTCAAATAAAAGATACTAGAATCTTCTTCTATCATTAAAACTGGCTTAGGTTCATCCTGTATGTAAATCTCGGCTATATTATCTACCATCTCTGCATAATACTTATCATCTTTTGTTAACTCTTCTAGTAGTTCTTTTAGATAACTCATTTGAGATTTTCTTTTAGAAATGAGTTGGCGAACTTATTCATTTGTTGATAATAATGTTTAAATCCACTATATGGTGCTTTCTCTTCTTCAGTCATACTATTCCAAATTTTTTTTAATGCATCTTTATCGAATGTCCATGTTTTACTACTCATTTAAATCTCCAAATCTATCAACCATCTAATTCCCGGTGTATATGACCCTAATATTCTATAATACTGTGATTCAATGTAATTTATATCAACTAAATTAAGTGAATTTAAAAGTTTGATTAAATCTCTTTTCGTTGTATGGTATATTTCTATTTTCATATATAGATTATACGTCGTTGATTATATGTTAATGTATTTTGGGGAAACAAAAAGGCCTCACAGAAGTGAGGCCCTATTTTGAATAATTTTAACAGTTTAGATTACTTACCTAAGTTCCTAAACAAGCAATTAAATCTGGGTGCATAAACGAAAAGCGCACCATAAAGAACAACCGCAAATTCAAGAGCAGTGCTCACGATAGCGAAGTTGATTTTAGAAAGTGGACTTAATTGTTTAAATCGCATAACTTCTGAACTCATATCTAGTAAGAAAGCTTCACCAAGACCAGCACCTTTAGCGCCTGAGTCAGTAACATCTCCAGAAGTTCTGTAGTTACCTACAAATTGTTCAGAACCAGCAGCAGCACCAGTTAATTTACGATAAACTTTGTAATACTTAGCTGTAGCAACTGCACCGATAGAAATCTGAGCAGAACCGTTAGCTTGAACTACGGCAGTTTGAATATTAGAAATTGAACCTTCACCATGATCATTAACAGCAGTAACTTTATAGTCGTAACTATCAGCAGCAACTAAAGAACCAACTGGATTAGTAGCAGCACCAACTGCAGCAATAACAGATGCTACAGGAGCTCCTGTAATACCGATAGCTTTAGCTCTACCTTTAGGTCTTAAGAAAAGATTTGGTTTAAATTCAATGTTACCAGCAGATGTAACCATTTTGTTTACATCATAACCAACAGATTGTGATCCCATACCAGGAGCACTTCTAAATTGTGGGTAAAATTGTTTAACAAAAGAACTAAGAGCTAATGGCTCAATATGTAATTCAGATGGAGCACCAAAGTTTTCCAAAGCAATTACAGCAAGATCTTCTAAATCATCTTGAGAAAGAACAGCACCGTCAAGATCTTTAGAAATTGATCTAACTTCTCCATATCCTTCAAATTCTTTTGATTTTTGTTGACTATCATCGTCACCTTTTAATAATTGTTGTAAAAGTCCGTTCATAGCAATTGAGTTAGTAGGAAGATCTGAAAGAGCTCCATTCTGTACTCCAGTAGCAGCGTTACTGAAATGAGCATGTGCCCAATACATTTCACGTTCTACATTTTTAAGAAGATGCATTGTACCTTCTTTAGCTTGTTGAGCTACAATGTCACCGACAGTAGTTCTAACAAGAGTCATTTGATGTGATACTTTTCTACGTGTACCAAAGAATACAATCCTTTGTCCATCACGGATATAAGTAGAATCTTCTTCTCTCGGCGCTCCGCCTTCTCCAATATATGGTGAAGAATCAGAACCATAACCGATTAAACGATTATATTGTTCAAAAAGGTTATAAGCCTTATCTACACTAATTGAAGGCCAGAACTTAAGGTTTTTCATATCAAACGTGATTGATTTTAGAGTAGACTCTAAAGATTCAGCTTGAAGAACACCACCATAAGTAAGGTCCGTAGGTTTACCAGCACCACCGTATCCGGCAGTAATAGCTTTGTTTAGAGCTTCTACTTCAGAAGGAGAAACAATCCCCTGCTCGAGCCCTGAATTAATTTGGTCAACAGTTTCGTTTACGTTCATTTTCTTTATCTCCTTAAGATTATTTCAGCCCGTATTTGGTTGCAATTTCGTTAGCGGTAGCAAGACTACCAGTTTCTACTCTAAAAATGTCAGTTGATTCAACACTTTCACCAGATTTTTTAAGTTCGAAAAGTTTATCAGCAATAACTGATTTTTCCATTGGTTCTACTTCTTGAGCAGACTTTTGTAATGGTGCAATTCCAGCAGGGATTCCCTTTCTTCCAACCGGTGCATCAGCAAGAGCTTCAATCGCAGCAGCCATTTTAGAAAGTTTCTCTTCTAAAGAACTCATCTTTCCATCGACATAAGATTTCATTAAAGATTCATTAGCATCAATAGATTTTTTCATTTCTTTAAAATCTTCTTTTTCGTCTTCATCTTCGTCTTCGTCTTTATCTTCTTTTTTACTTACAGTAGGGGCTTGAGCAAATTTACCAGCATCTGAATCAGCTTTTTCGTTTTCGCCTTTACTTACAGTAGGGGCTTGAGCGAATTTACCTGCATCAGAATCAGCTTTTTCGTTTTCGCCTTTTTCTGTTTTTTCTTCGTCTTCATCTTCTTCTTCGTCTTTATCTTCTTTTTTCTTAGCTTCTAGACTTCCGTTCTTACCTTTACCAGCAATACCTTCATCTTCACCTAATTTAATTTCAGAAGCAGCGAATTTAGATTTTTTTATCTCTTCAATCTCTTCGAGGGTTTCATCGATTAGAGATGTAAGTGATTTTACCATTTCTTCATTAGTGAATTCCATAGTTTATTCTCCTTATTAACTCTAATTAATTATTGTCCCATACCTAATAAATCAACACTACCTTCTACTTCTCCAAGAGGAAGAACAATGTTATTTGCCATACCAGAAACAATATGAAAAACTTTCATTTGGTCTAAAGTAGCAGGATCAATTGAAAAATTGATTTTTCCAGGATTAGCAACGCCAATTCCTAAGAAAGGGTTGATTGAGTCATCAATTCCACCCATTGGTGCTTGAATAATAGCAGCAGTATAAGTGATTTCGATTCCACTAGCAACTAAAGTTTCAGCATCTGTTCTAGATACAGTTAGTCCTAATTGTTCGCAATTTCTTTGGATTTTATCCAAGATTTGTACATCATTAGCCATTTGTTTTCTCCTTACGGTTTATAATAACGTTATTTTCATATTTCAACTTACACTATATCACGTTTCAAGGTTAAAACAACCTCTATGACACAGTAGCTTACTTGGGTTATACTTGAATTTTAAAGGTGACTTTGTAACTTGCTTAGGGAGAAGTTTTGTCTGCATTCTCGGCATTTAACCTGATGATCCATATGGACTTGTTCGTGCCCGCAACCTTCACATGATATGTATGAAAATCCATCGGTTGTTTCTGATTTCTTGGATCTTCCATCATCTAAACCTTCAGACTGTATGACACTGCCTCCAGTCATCTCTCCAGGTGAACCAGCTCCGCCATATCCAGCAGTTAGGGCTTTTTTGAGACTCTTTTTAAGCTTCTTTCTTCTTGCTAAGAATTTCTTTTTAGCGTTTGGTTGTCGTTCATCATACCCATCTAAAGGTCCTAACATCTTATCTGGATCTTTTACTTTAGAATTGTGGGTATCTATTTTAGATTGTTTTGATTCTTTAGGTTTTACTGTAATAGTTTTATCGGGATTAAGTTGTGTTGCACCATATGCCATAACACCTGCAACTACTATTTTTTTAGCAGTATTACCTAATTCTCCCTTTTCTATTATACTTTTATTGACAATATGTGATTTAATTTTATTAATTATTAAGGTAGCTTTATCAGGGTGAACACCTTTACCAACAAGCTCTTTATGTACCATATTTAAATGCTCTGGGTCTCTCATTGCCTTACTTGCATGTGTTTTTAATGTATTTATAGACTTAATTTTTGCAGCACTTTGAACTTTAGATGTATCTTTTGTAGAGGTATTTAGGTTTTTAGGTCTTGTTGGGGTTGATGAATTATTTTTTAATGTATTTATCTTTTGTTGGAATTCATCAGTGGACTTTAGTTTTGCAGCTTTTTGATCTGCTGCAACCATCGCAACCTTACCAGGACTTGTTGTCGTTGGCTTACTAGGTGCCATTACAGTCTTCATATTAGATGCCTTAACTAACTTATTGATTTTATTAATATTATTGCTGATTTTATGATAAACTGCATTTTTCATAATATTTTCCGCGCTAGAATCTTTAACTTCTATCTCTATACCTAAAGATTTAGCTAATTCTTGTATTTTAAAGATATTATCATGAATAGTATTAGCAGAAGCATGACGCTCTATATGTCTAAAAGATGGTATATTTGTTTGTGCTAGATGCATTACTGATTTAATGAGTTGTTTATCTGCTTCCCAATCTGAGTTAGATTTATCTAAATTGAGTGGCTCTACTAAAGTGGCATTGTTGGCAGGAGTAAATGTTAGAGCTATAGAATGTATTTTAGTGCGTGCTAATCGTGTAGGATCTGATATTCCCCTTGCTAATACTCCACCTTCTACTGATGCTTTCATCGCTAATGGTGTATCTTCTCTGTGTATGTTTCTTAAAATAGCAGCTGCAGCTTTAGCATTAGCATGATCTTCATCATTGTAAAGTTCACCAGCTACATATACATATGGAGCTTTAATTTTATCCCAATAATAGGAGTGACGGTCATTATCGCAATCTTCCGCTTTAAATATCTTTTTTGCTGATGTTACCCTGCCGAGTGAGTTAAAGAAGCCTTTTCCGTGATTATCATTAAATCTACCACGACCAGCTTCCAGTTCTGAGATATCACAACCTTCGATGCTTAAAGTCTCACCTTGAGTATCCTTAAGTTCTGATCCTGCACACATATCTATAAGTAATTTTTTGCTTTTAGCCATAGAAAAGTCTCCTATAGCTATTATACTACATTTATGGCTTTAAATTATTCAACTTCTCTAGATCATTATGTTCCTTAAGTGAGACACATAATCTATTTGGAGTACCAAAACCTGATGATAACGCACTAAGAAGATCTCCTAATTGACTCTCAGGGATGAGTTTTAATCTCCTTAGAAGAGATCTCATATCTACCTTCAATCTATTGCCAGCTATAGCACTATCATGATTAGACCAATCTTTGAACCCCTTATATTCATTTTTCATTATTACCTAAATCCTTTATGAGTTCAAACTCTTTTACTTTTTCTAGTGATTTTTTGATTGTACCTTTTACTGATTCGACTGATACATTGTTCATGTGTGCTATTTCTTTATCTGATGGGGTAGCTCCATTTAAATATTCAGCAGTGTAGTTGAAAAAACAATAATTTGACATCTGATGGTTTACCGCCCAGGGACAGCCTGGCAATAAGGCAGTTTGTTCCTCAGTTAATTCTTCTTCATTATTACGTAGAGCTTTTAACCGAAGAACCGCTAGAGGACAATACTCGCAAGGGAGTTCTTCTAACTTGCGAGGGCACCTTGAATCCATTTTATTTTTTTGAGTCATTTAAAAAATCCACCATAAAGGTAATTCTCTCTTTATCTGAACAGTTAACAATTTGACTCATTAATCCGTTATCAACTAAAAATTCCTTAACCTTTATATCAACTTGCTTTGCCTGATCTTCAGTTTCATATCTACCGGTAGGATTAAATTGTTTATTTCTCTCAAGTAAGAAATTAATATGTTTAACCCCGTTCTTTTCAGCTTTATCTAAAAACTTTATAGCAGCTTCTTCTATCATTGACTCACCATTATTATAAAATTTCTCATATACAGGAGAAAGTATAATTGGTGAATCTGTAATAATATAATCAACCTTATTATAAAGCATATATTCTGATCTAGCCTGTTTGCCGAAGATGTAAATTTGATCATATTGACCAACCTTTTTACCATCCCATGCCCAGTTCTTTACATATTCTCTCACTAGTTCTACACTCTTACCATCTAACTTCATTTGATGATAGAGACCGGCAGCAGTAGTAGATTTACCTAAACCACTACCACCTAGCATATTCACGACTATAGTCATTTATTCCCCCTTATTTTCAATCTCTTCCTTTTTGACCTCTAACTTTCTAAGACCTAAAACGGTAATAACATGCTTAATTCCAGATAGATCTGAATCAATTGTGTCACCAATTTTAGAGCCTAATAAACCTTCTCTCAATTCTGGGGTTAAACACTCTGACATTGGGAATTTACTTCTAAAAATACCTTGATCTTCTTTTAAATCTGGTGTTTTTGAGGATAGGATAACGATGCTGTCTTCGTTTACAATTCCACCATCATCATTGATGAAACCTTTTGTACTATCTTCTTTATTAGAAGCATCATTGAAATCTTTTAATTTAAATTCTTCTGCTTTAGAATCAATATCTTCTTTCTTAAAATCACCCAATTCAAGCATTGCTAGAGTTCTATATTGAAAATCATTCAACATACCCATAGTGCTTCCAAGATCTTTTTGAAATGCTTGAAATTGATCAGTAAGATGCTTAGTCATCATTTGAGACATCTGCATTGCCATTTGAGTATTCTTTAACGTTTCCTCTAACTCTCTGATTTTTTCTTTTGTTGTTGGTCCTTTACTCTGCTTCATTCCTTTCATACTTCCTCCGTGATATTTAACCTTTTAAAGGTCTTACATAAATTGTTATATAAATAAGTTTGCTCACACATAATAGATCCACCTGTATACATTACTGTAGGTAGTGGTGATGTGTTATTTCTAAAATATACTTTCCACTTAGTGACATTCTCCCATCTCTTTTTATTTCGACGCTCGATATACCACTTTATCATCTCATTTTTTCTTTTATACGTTGGGCATATATTTTAAGTATCTGCACTTCGTCTTTTGTAAAGTCTTCTTTTTTAGGTTCTGAAAAGATATCTTCTAGTTCTTGTTCTAAGAACTCTTTAATATTAGATTCAAGCTCTGCAAAAATTTCACCTTTTTTCTTGATGAGCGGTGATTTGAGTAAGCTTCTGATAGCGTTTGCCCTTTCAAGCCTTTCCTCAAGAGTAAGCACACATCGAAGCTTGGTATCGATGGATTCTCCACTTTGTCGTATATCTTCAGACACACTAGCATCTCCATTAGTCTCGATCTTATCGGAAAGCTCTTCTGTACTTGAGGTACTGTCGGTGAGGTCAAAGTCTCCGAGCTGTTTTTTTTCAAAGTTGAATTTTGTAACGAGTTCGTCATATAATCTTGCTGCCTGTACAAATTGTAATCTATTCAAAGGCTCTTTATTATCAGTACATCTTTGCCAATGAGCTTCTATATTCTCATCCCACATTAAATATTTTACTGCATCATTATTATATTCTAATCTCTCTAAATACTCTAAATCTTCTGCATTTAATTGTGGTTGCCTATTGAATATGTCTGGCCAAATAGTTTCGCCATAACTTGTCCTATCAAATATAACATCTTTTCCACTATACATGTTATATATATTGACCATCTCTTCTAAGTATGATGGACCTGCATATCCAGGTTGAGAGAATTTTTTATTTGGTGCTTCCATGTGAACCACCTCAAACCCCTTCTTCTTATACAACTCAGCTATAGTAGATTTACCTGATCGATCGAGTCCTTCTAATAAAATCCATGCCATTATTTGATCTCCCGTATATCATTCATATATAGATTATACTTAGATTAAAAACAAAAAGGCCCCACATAAGTGAGGCCTTCCGGGAGGAATTTATGTGTTCAATGTTAGTTTTTATTAAGGGGATTACCAACATTAACACCATGTATATTAGCAGCACTAGTGTTACCAGTAGACTGCGCAATATCTTTAGTTGATTGACCATGATTAGTTGCATTTAATGCTGCTTGACCCTTCAATTGGTTCATTTCAGCATCATGCTTCTCTTGATCACGACCATGGGTAGCTTCATCTAATTCTTTTTGATGTTCAGCTGCCTCTTGTTCTGCTTGTGCTTGTTGCTGTTGAGCTTGTTGCTCAGCTGCCATTTGCTCTTCTTGTTTTTTAGTTTGTTCTATTTGAAATAACATTTGTTGCCAATTTAAGAAAGCTGGATCTTCAGGGATGTATTGTAGTTCTCTCTTCTTAGATGCGTCTTTATCGCCAAAGAATTCTTCTCTAATCTCACCACGTGTCATATTCTTTTCTACTAATGACCAAAAAGCTTGATTCATAGGTAGATCACCAACTGGGTGTTTGATCTTTTCTTTTCTAGCAGCTAACAATAAATCATTCATTGTTTTATTAACTGTCATTTCAGCCTGTAGCAGTGCCACTTCTGTTTGAGGTGTCTCGTCTGTATATCCTTCAAATTGAAATTTATATTTCTTAGAATACAGTGGATCAATTGCTGGAATAATGTCTCTATTTATAACATCTTCAATAAACATTAAAATTGGATATAAACCTTTTTCTCTAGAAAATTCTATTTGAGTAGCATTACCATCTTGTCCAGATGTATTCTTTCCACCTGATAAAATGTCAAGGCCTAATTCTATGGGGTCTATTTGGAACTGTGTACATACTGCTCTCATTAAATGTTGATTGTAATTAAGATACTCCATGTCTTTAGAACCACCGGCCATTGGAACCCATTGTACATCGTCAAGACCAGCGATAATTGGAGTTCTCCAAGCATTCTGTGAGCCGTTGATTAGATTATAGAACTGTCTACGAAAGGCAGTCATCTGTGTTTGTGTAACAGTACCTTTTAAATGTAGAACACCCTTAGCTGCTTGACCATGTGTAAAGAAGTTAGCATTATATTGTTCGGTATTCATATGGTGGGTGATATTAACAACTGCCATCTCTAATGGAGAGTAACAATACCCTTGACTATCTGAGAAGTTTTGAGGATTAAATAGTCTGAAGATCATATCTTCGTCACCAAATACTGCTAAAGGCCTATTATCATAAGCTACTTGAACATATTTATAGTAATCAACTTCTCTTTCTGTTTTTTTATATTTAAGTTTTGGATCATTATCGGATGTTGGTTTTAATGTTTGAGCTACTGCCTTAATGTGTTCTTCTATTTGTTTTTTTGGAGCAGCTTCATTAACATGATATACTGATTCTGCTGGTATAGGTCTAAATCTATGTAAAGCACCTCTACGGGTTAATACTTTTTCAACTGATATATTCCCAAAAGTAAGAGAATCTCTTACTATCATTTTCAAAAATTCGCCAAACAACATCTTATCATCATCTGGAGTATTCTCAAGTCTACCACAATTATATATAAAAGCTTGTAAGTTTTCTATCTCTTCAATATCAGTTTTTGTATTTTCTTCTGTTATATCTCTTTTTACTATTCTAAAGCCCATATCAAACTTTTTAGTTTGTGGACGAGAGAATCTCAATAATAAATCTACTCTATTTTGAATAATAGCAGAAACTAACCAATCTCTTAAAGATACGTCTTTAAGGGTTTTGTTAGATAATCTAGATAATCTAAATTTAAATAATGTTTGTTGACTTTGTTGTGAGTAAAATGGATCTGTAAGTATTGCTTGTCGCCCTATCTCATCACTACCATCATTTGGTGTTGTATCTACTTTTTCAGGTACAGCATCTGGATCGGCCATTTTATTTAGCTCCTCTATTTCCTTCTGTACACCCTTTTTTAACCAATCGTCAAGTATTCCCATTTATTCCTCCGTTCCTTTTCTATTATACCCCAATTAATTAAATCTAAAGTGACCACAAAAATCCTCCGCCACCGTTCCAGTCATCATCGTCATCATCGATATCAGATAATTTACCAATCTTTCCTAATTTTGATATATCTGGTACCTCAGTATTTATAGCTATATTATTAGCAGCAGCAAATTCTTCAGCACTAGGTGTTCTGTAGAAATTACCATCGCGATCTCGTGTTGTG